ACCGGATGGCCGCGCCCCTTTCTGTCTCTATCATTGACCCCACCACTAAATCATGTCCACCAATCATATGTCACACTGAAAGCTTAATTATTTATTTTTGTCCTTATATAAACTTAGTCACCAAGTTTTACTGTTATGTAAAATGTAGGATCCACTCTTAAATGATTTTCCTGAAACCGTACACGGATTCAGGTGTATGCTTGCTATAAAATACTTGCAGCTGATAGAAAATACGTATTCCCCTGACTCATTGGGATACGATCTGATACGTGATTTAATTTCCGTCGTCCGGGCTAAGAGCTATGTCCAAGCGTCCAGCAGATATGATCATTTCCGGGCCCGTCTCGAAGTATCGCCGACTTCTGAGCTCAATCAGCCCATACAGCAAGCGTGCTGCTGTCCGCATTGTCCGCGCCACAAAGGGAAAGGAATGGGCCAACAGGCCCATGAATCGGAAGCCCATGTTCTACAGAATGTATAGAAGCCCTGACGTCCCAAAGGGCTGTGAAGGCCCATGTAAGGTCCAGTCCTTCGAGTCTAGGCATGATGTAGTTCATATTGGTAAGGTTATGTGTATTAGTGATGTTACTAGGGGTACAGGTCTGACCCATAGGATAGGTAAGCGTTTCTGTGCTAAGTCTGTCTATGTTCTGGGAAAGATATGGATGGATGAGAACATCAAAACCAAGAACCACACTAACAGTGTTATGTTTTTCCTTGTTCGTGATCGTCGTCCCGTTGACAAGCCTCAAGATTTTGGTGATGTGTTTAACATGTTCGATAACGAGCCTAGTACCGCAACTGTCAAAAATATGCACAGGGATCGTTACCAGGTTCTCCGGAAGTGGCATGCTACTGTTACTGGTGGTCAGTATGCGTCTAAGGAGCAGGCTCTTGTGAAGAAATTTGTTAGGGTTAATAATTATGTTGTGTATAACCAGCAAGAGGCTGGCAAGTATGAGAATCATAGTGAGAATGCGTTGATGTTGTATATGGCATGTACTCATGCCTCAAACCCTGTGTATGCTACTCTGAAAATACGGATCTATTTCTACGATTCGGTGACAAATTAATAAAGATTAAATTTTATTATGTTAGAACTTTGTACATACATTGTTTGCGTTAATACATTCCATAATACATGATCGACAGCCCTAAGTACATTGTTTATGCTAATTACATCTAAATTTTTGATAAATTGCAACACTTGGGTTCTAAATACCCTTAAGAAATGACCAGTCTGAGGCTGTAAGGTCGTCCAGATTCGGAATGTTAGAAAACATTTGTGTATCCCCAACGCTTTCCGAAGGTTGTGGTTGAACTGAACCCTTACAGTTATCAGGTCTGTGTTCGAGTTGAATGGCCGGTTGTCGTGGTTGAGGATCTTGAAATATAGGGGATTTGGGACCTGCGAGATACTGACGCCATTCATTGCCTGAACTGCAGTTATGTGTTCCCCTGTGCGTAAATCCATGGTTCCTGCAGTTGATGCTTAGGTAATATGAACAACCACACTCAAGGTCTATTCTCTTCCTCCTGATTGTCTTCTTGGCTTGCCTGTGGAGAACCTTGATTGGTACCTGAGTATAGTGGCCCTGCGAGGGTGACGAAGATCGCATTCTTGAGTGCCCAATTTCTTAGTGCGGAATTCTTTTCTTCGTCCAAGAACTCTTTATAGCTGGAGTTGGGCCCTGGATTGCATAGGAATATAGTGGGAATGCCTCCTTTAATTTGAACTGGCTTTCCGTATTTGGTATTGCTTTGCCAGTCCCTTTGGGCCCCCATGAACTCTTTAAAGTGCTTCAAATAATGCGGATCGACATCATCAATGACGTTATACCATGCGTCATTTGAATACACTCTTGGGCTTAAGTCCAAATGGCCGCACAAGTAATTGTGTGGGCCGATGGACCTAGCCCACATTGTTTTGCCCGTACGACTATCACCCTCAACAATAATTCCTATGGGTCTTATAGGCCGCGCAGCGGCACTGACAACGTTAATCGCCGCCCACTCTTCAAGTTCATCAGGAACTTGATCAAAAGAAGAAAGAGAAAAAGGAGAAATATAAACCTCCACTGGAGGTGTAAAGATCCTATCTAAATTAGCATTTAAATTATGAAACTGTAATACATAATCTTTGGGAGCTTTCTCCCTTAAAATATTGAGTGCCGATGATTTAGACCCTGAATTGATTGCCTCGGCATATGCGTCGTTTGCAGACTGGCAACCTCCTCTAGCTGATCTTCCATCGACTTGGAAAATTCCAAAATCAAGGACGTCTCCGTCTTTTTCCATATAGGATTTGACATCCGACGAGCTTTTAGCTCCCTGAATGTTTGGATGGAAATGTGCTGATCGGGTTGGGGATACCAAGTCGAAGAATCTGTTGTTTTGACATTTGAATTTTCCTTCGAATTGGATGAGCACGTGTAGATGAGGTTCCCCATTATCGTGTAATTCTCTGCAAATTCTTATGAATAATTTGTTTGTTGGAGTATTTAGATTTTGTAATTGGGAAAGTGCTTCTTCTTTTGTAAGAGAACACTGAGGATATGTTAGAAAATAATTTTTTGCAAATATTTGAAAACGTTTTGGTGGAGACATATTGACTTGGTCAATTGGTACTCAACAAACTCGGCTATGCTATCGGTACTATGGTACTCAATATATACCTGAGTACTAAATGGCATAATTGTAATTTTGAGGAAATTTCCAATCTAATTCCCACCAAAAGCGGCCATCCGTCTAATATT